AGGTTGCGCTCTACCAACTGAGCTATTCCCGCATTTCTATCGAAGCCTGACATTCTACAACGTCGTTTGCTGCGATGGGATGAATTGTAGCGTAGTTCTTGGAGGGTTCAGGAAAAACGCTACATTTTTTCATCTTCAGTGCTTGACTGCAGGCTCCACAGCCTTGGTTTCCGCCGGGGCCACGGCGGCGGCCTCCTCGTCGGACAGAGGCTCTGGCACGCGTTCCAGCGCCACCTTGAGGACCTGGTCGATCCACTTGACGGGGATGATTTCCAAGCCGCTCTTGACGTTGTCGGGGATCTCCTGGAGATCCTTGACGTTCTCTTCGGGGATCAGCACCGTCTTGATGCCGCCACGCAGGGCCGCCAGCAGCTTTTCCTTGAGGCCGCCGATGGCGGTGACCTCACCGCGCAGCGTGATTTCACCAGTCATGGCGACATCGGCACGCACCGGGATACCCGTCAGCGCAGAGACGAAGGCCGTCGTCATGGCCGCACCCGCGCTGGGGCCGTCCTTGGGGGTGGCGCCATCGGGCACGTGCACGTGGATGTCCTTCTTCTCGAAGGCCTCGTCCTTGATGCCCAGCATGCGCGAGCGGCTGCGCACCACGGTGCGCGCGGCTTCGACCGATTCCTTCATCACGTCGCCCAGCGAGCCGGTGCGCGAGATCACGCCCTTGCCGGGCATGATGGCGGCCTCGATGGTCAGCAGATCGCCGCCGACCTCGGTCCAGGCAAGACCCACGACCTGGCCGATCTGGTTGTTCAGTTCGGCACGGCCATAGGTGTACTTGCGAACACCCAGGTAGTCAGGCAGGTTGTCGGCAGTGACGACGACGGTGGGCTCCAGCTTCTTGAGCTGCAGGCCCTTGACGACCTTGCGGCAGATCTTGGACAGCTCGCGCTCCAGCGAACGCACGCCGGCCTCTCGCGTGTAGTAGCGCACGATGTCGCGGATGGCGGATTCCTCCACCCGCATCTCGCCTTCCTTCACACCGTTGTTGGTGATCTGCTTGGGCAGCAGGTAGCGGATGGCGATGTTGACCTTTTCGTCCTCGGTGTAACCCGACAGGCGGATCACTTCCATGCGGTCCAGCAGCGCGGGCGGGATATTCATGGAGTTGGAGGTCGCCACGAACATCACGTCGCTGAGGTCGAAGTCCACTTCGACGTAGTGATCGCCGAAGGTGTGGTTCTGCTCGGGGTCCAGCACTTCCAGCAGGGCGCTCGACGGATCGCCACGGAAGTCCATGCCGAGCTTGTCGATTTCGTCCAGGAGGAACAGCGGGTTGCGCGTGCCGACCTTGTCCAGGCTTTGCAGCACCTTGCCCGGCATGGCGCCGATGTAGGTGCGGCGGTGGCCGCGGATTTCCGCCTCGTCACGCATGCCGCCCAGCGCCATGCGGACGTACTTGCGGCCCGTGGCCTTGGCGATGGACTGACCCAGCGAGGTCTTGCCCACGCCCGGAGGACCGACCAGGCACAGGATGGGCGCCTTGACCTTGTCCACGCGCTGCTGCACGGCAAGATATTCAAGGATGCGGTCCTTGACCTTTTCAAGGCCGAAGTGGTCGGCATTGAGCACCTCCTCGGCATTGGCCAGGTCGTGCTTGATCTTGGTCTTCTTGCTCCAGGGCAGGCCCGTGAGCACATCGATGTAGTTGCGCACCACGGTGGCTTCGGCCGACATGGGCGACATGAGCTTGAGCTTCTTGAGCTCGGCCTCGGCCTTCTTGCGCGCCTCGGCAGGCATGCGAGCGAGCTTGATCTTCTTTTCGATCTCTTCGATGTCGGCGCCGTCCTCGCCCTCGCCCAGCTCCTTCTGGATGGCCTTGACCTGCTCGTTCAAATAGAAGTCGCGCTGGTTCTTTTCCATCTGGCGCTTGACGCGACCACGGATGCGCTTGTCGACATTGAGGATGTCGACCTCCCGGTCCAGCTGCTCGAACAGGTTTTCCAGGCGCTCCTTGATGTCCACCAGGTCGAGCACGGCCTGCTTGTTCTCGAGCTTGAGCGGCAGGTGCGCGGCGATGGTGTCGGCCAGGCGGCCGGCATCGTCGATGCTGGCGATGGAGGTGAGGATCTCGGGCGGGATCTTCTTGTTGAGCTTGACGTACTGGTCGAACTGCTGCGTCACGGCGCGGCGCAGGGCTTCGATCTCGCTGGGCTTGTGGGTTTCGGCCTCGGGCGCCACGGGCACGACGGAGCCCACGAAGTGGGTCTCTTCATCCATGACCTGCTTGACCAGCGCGCGCTGCTGGCCTTCGACCAGCACCTTGACCGTGCCGTCGGGAAGCTTGAGCATCTGCAAGATGGTGGAGACGCAGCCGACGTCGAACATGTCGGCCGCCGTGGGCTCGTCCTTGGAGGCGGTCTTCTGGGCCACCAGCATGATGCGGCGGTCGCCCTCCATGGCCAGCTCCAGCGCCTTGATGCTCTTGGCGCGGCCCACGAACAGCGGGATCACCATGTGGGGGAACACGACCACATCGCGCAGCGGCAGCAGCGCCAGGTCTAGGGGGGTGGAAGGCAAAGGGGTATGTCCTGACATGGGAATCCTCGGTTTGTCAGCGGAAGATGGTCCGCCCACCGGTGTATTTCAACCCCGCAGCCCGAAAGGATTTCGGGCCACAGGGACTTGCGCTGCCGGACCTTTGCAGGCAGCGGCGCATCAGGCTTTCTTGGCCGCCTCGCGGTAAACCAGCAGCGGTGCTTTTCCGTCTTCGATGGTGGACTCGTCCACCACCACCTTCTCGACATTGTCGGCATTGGGCAGTTCGTACATGGTGCCGATCAGCGATTGCTCCAGGATGGAGCGCAGGCCACGCGCACCCGTCTTGCGCGCCAGCGCCTTGCGGGCGATGGCCTTGAGCGCGGCGGGCCGGATCTCCAACTCCACGCCTTCCATGGCCAGCAGCTTGCTGTACTGCTTGACCAAGGCGTTCTTGGGCTCGGTCAGGATCTGCACCAGAGCGTCTTCACCCAGTTCGGCCAGGGCCGTGACCACGGGCATGCGGCCGACCAGCTCGGGGATGATGCCGAACTTGATCAGGTCTTCAGGCTCGATCTCCTGGAACACTTCCGAGATGGAGCGCTGCTTCTTGCTCTTGACCGTGGCGCCAAAGCCGATGCCCGACGCCTCGGTACGGTTCTCGATGACCTTCTCCAGGCCCGCGAACGCGCCACCGCAGATGAACAGGATGTTGGTCGTGTCGATCTGCAGGAAGTCCTGGTTCGGATGCTTGCGGCCACCTTGCGGGGGCACGCTGGCCATGGTGCCTTCGATGAGCTTGAGCAGGGCCTGCTGCACGCCCTCGCCCGACACGTCACGCGTGATGCTGGGGTTGTCGGACTTGCGCGAGATCTTGTCGATCTCGTCGATGTAGACGATGCCGCGCTGCGCACGCTCGACGTCGTATTCGCAGCTTTGCAGCAGCTTCTGGATGATGTTCTCGACGTCCTCGCCCACGTAGCCGGCCTCGGTCAGCGTGGTGGCATCGGCCATGACGAAGGGAACGTTGAGCATGCGCGCCAGCGTCTGCGCCAGCAGCGTCTTGCCGGAGCCCGTGGGACCGATGAGCAGGATGTTGCTCTTGGCCAGCTCAATCTCGTCCTTGCCGGCCTTGTCCTTGTGACGCAGGCGCTTGTAGTGGTTGTATACGGCGACAGCCAGCGTGCGCTTGGGCAGGTCCTGGCCGATCACGTAGTTGTCCAGGTTGGCCTTGATTTCGGCGGGCGTGGGCAGGTCGCCTCGGCCGTCCTTGGCCTCGGTGCTGGGCTGCTCGTCGCGGATGATCTCGTTGCAGAGATCGATGCACTCGTCGCAGATAAAGACTGACGGACCCGCGATCAGCTTCTTGACCTCATGCTGGCTCTTGCCGCAGAAGGTGCAATAAAGGTTTTTTTCGCTGGAGGAGCCTTTTTTCTCGGCCATGGGGTCGGTGCCTTGTTACAGAAATATGGAAAAGGATGATAACCAAATGGAAAGCGGCGTTTTCCGTAGGGGGAAAACGCCGCCCATTCTCATACAGCCTCCGGGCTTCAGGAGCGCTTGTTGATCACCTGATCGACCAGGCCGTAGTCCTTGGCTTCGTCGGCGGACAGGAAGTAGTCGCGCTCGGTGTCGTGCTGGATCTTTTCCAGCGGCTGGCCCGTGCGCTCGGCCAGGATCTTGTTCAGGCGCTCGCGGGTCTTGAGGATCTCGCGGGCGTGGATCTCGATCTCGGTGGCCTGGCCCTGCATGCCGCCCAGCGGCTGGTGGATCATGACCTGGGAATTGGGCAGCGCAAAGCGCTTGCCCTTGGTGCCAGCGGCCAGCAGGAAGGCACCCATGCTGGCTGCAATGCCGGTGCACAGCGTGGACACATCGGGCTTGATGAAGTTCATCGTGTCGAAGATGGCCAGGCCGGCGCTCACGGAGCCGCCGGGGCTGTTGATGTAGAACGAAATGTCCTTGTCGGGGTTTTCGCTTTCAAGGAACAGCAGCTGGGCCACGACGAGGTTGGCCGTCTGGTCATTGACAGGGCCCACCAGGAAGATCACCCGGTCCTTGAGCAGGCGCGAGTAGATGTCGTACGACCGCTCTCCGCGGCCGGACTGTTCGATGACCATTGGGATCATGCCCAAACCCTGAGTTTCCAATGCGCTCATGTTTTCTCCAGTACTAGGGGGCTACTTTAGCCGTATCCGGAAAGAAAATGGGGCTTGTGCGCCAAAGCACAAGCCCCGCAGATGCCAACCCGCCCGCCGATCTCACAAAGCGGCAGGCAGGCGGTGCTCAAACCCTCAGGCCTGGCCCATCAGTTCGTCGAAGGACACGGCCTTGTCGGAGACCTTGGCCTTGCCCAGCACGAACTCGGTCACGTTGTTTTCGATGACAACGGCTTCGACTTCAGCCAGGCGTTGGCGGTCGCCGAAGTACCAGCGTGCCACGTCTTCGGGCTTTTCGTAGCTGGCGGCCAGCTCTTCCACGTGGGCCTTGATCTGCTCGGGCGTGGCGTGCAGCTCGTTGGCGCGCACCAGCTCGGCCACCACCAGGCCCAGGCGCACGCGGCGCTCGGCTTGGGGCAGGAACACGTCTTCAGGGATCTCGGCCTTGTCGGCGTCCTTGATGCCGCGCTGCTGCAGCTCGGCGCGAGCGCCTTCCAGCAGACGGGCGACTTCAGCCTGCACCGAGGCCTTGGGCAGTTCCAGCTCGGCCTTGGACACCAGCGCGTCCATCACAGCCTGCTTGTTGCGGCCCTGGACGCGGAACTTGACTTCACGCTCCAGGTTCTTCTTGATGTCGGCGCGCAGGCCTTCGACCGTGCCTTCAGCCACGCCCAGGGCCTTGGCAAAAGCCTCGTCCACTTCGGGCAGGTTGGCGGCCTCGATCTTCTTGACCGTCACCAGGAAGTCGGCTGTCTTGCCGGCCACGTCCTTGCCGTGGTAGTCAGCGGGGAAAGCCAGGGGGAAGGTCTTGGACTCACCGGCCTTCATGCCGCGCACTGCGTCTTCGAATTCCTTGAGCATCTGGCCTTCGCCGACCAGGAACTGGAAGTCTTCGGCCCTGCCGCCGGAGAAGGTCTCGCCGTCGATCTTGCCTTCGAAGTCCACGGTCACGCGGTCGCCGTCCACGGCCACATCGGCCTGGGCGCGCTGCGCGAAGGTGCGGCGCTGCTTGCGCAGGATGTCCACGGTCTTGTCGATGGCGGCGTCGTCCACTTCGGCCGTCAGCTTCTCGACTTCGGCCGAGGTCAGGTCACCGATCTTGACTTCAGGCATCACTTCGAAGATGGCTTCGAACTGTGCCTCGCCCTCGGGAGCGCCTTCCTTTTCGGAGATGCGGGGCTGGCCGGCCACGCGCAGCTTGGCTTCGTTGACGGCCTGTGCAAAAGCCTCGCCAACCTTGTCGTTGAGCACTTCATACTGCACCGAATAGCCATAACGCTGGGCCACCACGCTCATCGGCACCTTGCCGGGACGGAAGCCGTCCATCTTCACGGTGCGCGCCACTTGCTTCAGACGGTTCTCGACTTCGCTCTGGATGGAGTTCAGGGGCAGGCTCAGCGTGATCTTGCGCTCGAGCTTTTCAAGGGTTTCAACAGTAACGGCCATGTTTGTTCCTATGAGGGATTGGACCGTGCCGGCTGCTGTACAGCCCGCACCGTATTGCGCAAAAGTCACGGTGCAACGCGAGCCAAAGCCAGTCGGCCGCGCGGCACCTCAGATTTCAAGGGCTTACATCACATGCGCCTGGTCGCTGGGGACCGCACATGGTTCGCTCAACCCGTGATGTAAGCGAAGCCGGACATTATAAACGAGGCGCTTTTCCCATCAGAAAGGCCGCATTGGGGATTTGCCCTCGGTTTTCAGTGTGCGCCGGCAGCGCGGGGACCGCGCCTCCCCGCAGCAGGACCCAATCGGCCGATCACCCTGCATCGAAGCCCTGGCGCCCCCCCTAGATATCAATAAGCACATAGGTCAATTGAGGGGCTTCACCCGTGATCGCCTGCCCCTGGACATAGACGCTGCCGCCCTCCTGGCTGCCCAGGGGATTGCGTACGCGCAATCGGCCATTGCCAGGCAGATCGACCGTGGCTGTTCCGTCGCCATGCACCGCGCTGATCCGCCCGGTGAGCACAGGCTCGTCAGGCAGCAGTTGGACAAGACGCTTGAAGAGATTGACGGTGCTCATACGGTTGCACGCTCCACGGTAATCTGCTGCCGCACCACGGGCATGGCAGCGCTGAGCCGGGTTCCACGGACCAGGCCACGCCAGGATTCGTCGGTATCGACGACTTCGATCAATTGGCCGGGCCGGATCAGGCCTGGCGCCGTCCCACCGGAAAGCAAGGGCATGGTGATGGACTGGACCAGCTTGTTGCCCGATGCTCCCAGCACGGCCTCGCCACGCTGGCGTGCAGCCACGGCCTCGGTGATCAGGGCATCCGTGACCTGGGGAGCCAGGCTGTTGCCCGCCGTCCCGGCTCGGCGCACGTGACCGAGGATGCCGCCCGCCTGGCCGCTGACATAGATCGCGTTGTAGGCGGCACGCGGCTCGGGCCGCAGCTCGTCCGTCACGATGACGTCCGCCGGCATGCGCACGTCCGGCGTCGCATCCGCCCATTTCCATGGCAGGTGTGCGAAGCGCGGCGCGACGATCAGGCGCTCCTGCGTACGATGGCTGCTCACCACCGCGCCAATCGAAGCAGCCACACGCATCACGGCCGACAACGGCGTGCCACGGTGGCTCCAGGCGCCGGCCGGCACCAGCCAGTCCGACACCTTCCAGTCCAGCTGCACGCCGGTGAACTCCAGCGCATTGCGGATCAGTTGCTGCGCCGTGGCCGGCGCCGTGTTCAGCCAGGTCTGCTCCGGCATGTAGGGACTGCTCAGCAAGGCGGTGGCACTCACGCCCTGTACGGCCACGCGATGGTTGCCGAAGCTGCGCGTGCGGCTCAGGCTTTGTACGACAAAGACGAAGTCGATGCCATCGACCACCACGCGCAGCCGTGCAGGCAGTCCCCCGGACGGCGCCAGTTGATCCAGCAGGTGTTCCGGACCATTGGCCGAAAAGCTCCATCCGAAGCCGTCGTCATCGCTGGCGATCGTCACATCGCTCAGCGCAACGGCTTCCATGTCCGGCAGCAGGGCTGCCTCCATCGTGTGTACTGTCATGTAAACCTTCAGTTGCGGGATGACATAGCGGGGTGGTTGGGGATCCGGGCCCGGCCTGCAGCAGATGAACACGAGTTCGGAGCTTTCGCTCCAGACGCTCGAGAACGCCAGCTCGACGGCCCCACCCGGCGGCGGCCGATAGCACGGTGGCGGCTTGGGCGGATCGACAGGGCGGCCCGGCGTGACGCCGGGCAGCGGCGCCATGGCGTCCTGATGGCGGGCACCGCCCATCACGATGCCCAGCACCCGGGCATCGCCCATGCTGCTGGCGTGCCAGGCACCTTCGCAGAGGCCGTCGCTGAAAGCCTGCCGCATGGCACGGCGCAAAATGATGCCCTCCTGGAACCTCTGCAGCACAACCGCCTGGCCAGCCAGTGCGTTGGCCAGGCCCTGGCGCGTGGCCAGGCGCAAGCGCGTACCCTCTTTCCAGGCCTGCGCCGTGAGTCCCCCCACGTCCATGGCAAAGCCCATGCCTTGGCGTGTGGTCAGGTGCAGGCGCGCCGAGTCCTGCCAGCGCTGCACGGTGGCCGCGCCTGCGTGCAGCGCTCGCCAACCGCGAATCTGCGTGACCCTGTCGGCAATGGCCGCCTGCTGGTAGACAGACACCAGGCCGCCCTGTGCCGGGGCGGCCTCTTCAAATCCCGACAATGTGCCCCCCACGGCCGGCCTGTCGGTGCGCGTCTGGTACGCCGCTCCAAGCGCCATGCGCGCCCCAGGCAGGCGAATGCCGGCGCCAGCGGTCTTGCGACGCAAGGCACCGATGGCCACGCTCGTCCCCGGCAGCCGGATGGCCATCCGTGCGACTGCGTCCTGAGTCGAGCCCGGGTCCGGGCCCGAATCGTCCTCGTTGCCGAACACCATCTGGCTGGGTGAGCCAGCAGTTGGTGGGCGATGGAAGATCAGCTCGATGCGTGCCATGGCGCTACTCGATGTAGCTGGTCGGTGCCAGCGTCAGATAGCCGCCCGCGTACAGCTGGGTGCTGTCCGGGATCTGGATCTGACCCTCGCCGCCTTCGATCGACACATCCGCGTCGAGCACCAGCGCACCACTGGCCGAGACGACGCGGCCCCAGGTGGCGATGCCGGACTCCAGGATCATGGCGCCGGCCGCATCACGGGCCAGCAGCCGCAGCCGGCCGGCCACGATCTCGCCACAGGGCCGGGCCAGCGGCAGTTCCACCAGCATGGGCAGGGCCGAGGGCTCGCCGAAGGCGGGCCGCTGGGCGTCCGCAAAGAAGCGCACGCAGGCCGTGCCCGGACCCACGTCCAGCAGCAGATCGCGCAGGCCCTGCAAGCGGGCCTCGTTGGCCTGCACCGTGATTTCAACACTGCGCTGTGTCATGGCATGTCCTCCGGCGTAACGCGGTCGGCCACCACAGCGCGGAAGTCGCCCTCATGGTCGTAGCTGAGGACGGTGTATGAGGTGGTGCTGTCGATGCGCGGGAAGTCGTACTCGCCTTGGGCGTTGCTCCAGGTCTCACGGATCAATAGGCCGTCGAGGTCGCGGTACAGGCGCACGCGGCGCGAGACAGGTACCTTGGGACTGTTCTTGTCTTCCTGTTCGACGGTGCGACCGCGCACGCGGCCCAGGCCGTTGCCGCCCAGAACGTAGTCCAGTTGACTCGCTCCAGGCCGCTGGACCACATACGCGCCCCGGTAAAGTTCTCGCCCACCCAGGCCCACGACTGCCGTGGGCTGGAACAGGCTGGTTGGATAAGACAACTCGGCCATACCGTTAGCGCCAAGGCCCTGTGATATCGATGAAGCCAAAGCCTACCGGGGAGGATGCAGAGGAGCTATGCGGAAGGGCCAGGAGGCGGCGACCGCTTACGGCTTCGATCAATGTCGAGTCACGCTCGAAATGCTGGGCTACCTGCGACTGCGGAACATACCTGTATCCCGGCACAACAGCACGCGGCGTATTGGTGGAAACCGGCGAATTGCTTAAATACAGTTGCGCGAGTTTCAACTCACCGTCAACGTCACTCGGAAAATTCCCAAGCGCGGAGTCAGAACCAGATCCTGCGGCCGCGGTTGATACGAAGCACCTGATATCTGGTGCTACGCTGCCCCCCAAACCTGTAATAGCCCTCGGCAAGAAGTACCAACCGCCGGATGCTGAATCAATAGCTCCATTGTTGGGAGTGTTCACGACGTTTGACAGGGATACGCCGCCACAGAGCAGACAGGCGTATGCATCCCCCGCCTTGCGCAATGCCAGCAAGTCACCAAATACCCTCGTCCCACCCGCCGTATTCGTAGCTGACATTGGCGATGCTGGTGCCGAGTTGTCGAAGAAAATCCGGCTATCACCCACAATCGTCCAGCGTGTAGGGCTGGCATTCGCTGAATTGCTCTTGGACCACCAGGCGCCGTCAGCTCGCTGCGCAGCGCTGGGAAACGGTCCGGTCCCCGTGTCGATGGCAGACATGCTTTCGTAGCCGCGCATGGATACAGCGATCGTTGTGCGGTCGTCGACATAGAGGAACATGCCATAGCTCTGCGGATCGGTGGACCGATACACGGCCTGGTTGGTCCCAGAAAACGGCTTGGCCCAGCCCAGCGCCGCGAACTTGAACGTGATGCCTGTGCCGTTGTCCACGCTGTCGGGCGCGGCCGTGCGGAACTTGAACACACCGCTGGACGACTCGGTCACGCGCTGCTCGCCGTTGAGCAGGGTCTGAGCGGCGCCGGCGATCAGCAGCACGCTGTCGGGCGTGGGGGGCTGCGATGCGCCGACAGAAAACTCTACCGTGGCCACGCCAGCTGCCACAGTGATCCGCGTCGCCGCGCGCAGGCCGAAACCCGTGACCAGGCAGGCGTCGAGCACGGCAATCTTGCTGCCGGCCAAGCCGTTTTGCACGGGGGCGCCGTACATGCTGTAGAGAAAGTGCTTGACGCTGGTATCGACAAGGGATGCCATAAGTGATCTCCAAAAATTCAGGGACGGTCGACGCTGCCGCGCACCAGGTGCTCAAACTGGTAGTCGTCGGCCACAGCCTCGCTGGGCTGCACGGTGCGGATGAGGGCATGGGGGGCAATGCCGCCCTCGGTGTTGATGCGCAGCACGTTGCCCGCGCGCCAGCCCTGGCCCCAGCCCAGGGCGCGGATGGTGATGTAGGGCACGCCGCTGATCGGGTTGATGGGCGCGAAATCCACGTTGGTGGAGCCGGTGCCCAGATTGCCGACGTGCTCGCCGATGAACTCGAAGGATGTGGCGCTGGTGAAGCGGCACATCCAGCGCTCAGGCAGCGCGCCGGCATTGGTGACGAGCAGGGGCGCGATGGTGTCGTTGTAGCTGGCCAGGGCCTCGGCGCCGTCGACCGTGTCCTGCCAGCGGTTGTTCCAGGTGTCCTGGTCAAACATTTGGCTGACGCGGGCGCGCAACGTGCCTGCCATCAGCGCGCTGGAGACCACGCTGCCCACGGGGAACTCATGGCTCAGCTGCTTGGTGATCGCCAGCATGCCGTTGATCTGCACATCGCTGACGCGCGCCATCTCTTCGATGCGGTGCTGGAAGGTGACCGGCTGGGCCCAGCCTGTGATGTCGCTAACCGTGATCTTGCCGGCCTCCAGATCCACGCTCCAGCCCTGCTGGATACGCTGGCCATCGGCGCCGATGACGAAGGCGCGGGACAGCCTCACGCGCCCGCAGTTGATGATCTGGCCGTTGGTCACGGTGACCGGGCCTATCTGGCCGGTGTGGCCGATCACGATGTAGCTGCCCACGCGGTAGATAGGCACACGGCCATCGGGGGGCAGGCGCACGGGGTCCAGGCCAATGACGTCCGCGTCCAGCGGCAGGTAGAAGTAGCTGACGCTGTTGTAGCGCAGCGTGGTCGGGTCCACGGGCCAGGGGCGCCAGATGCGGTTCGGCTGCACGGCACCGATGTCGTCGGCCGAGTACCACCACTCGGCCTTCTGGGCAGCGGTCAGCGAGGTGTCCAGCACATAGTCACCGAACTGCAGCTCGACCACACCGCTCTGGTAGTCGATCTTGCCGCGCAGGTGTGTGCCCGAGATCACGCCGTCGATGCCGGCCGAGGCCGTGATCTGCTCGCCCGTGGCATCGGACAGGTTCATGACAAAGCCGGAGGGCTTGATGGGCGCGGCGGCCGTGCGCATGAAGATGCTGGCCGTGGTCCAGTTCTGGCGCACGGTCCACAGGCTCTCGACCACCAGGTCGGTGGCCGGACCATCGACCACATAGTCGAAGATCCGCGCCACGCCGCTGGAGTAGTCCAGCGCGCCAGCCACGATGCCCAGCGCCGTGGACGTGCGGTCGCGCACCAGCACGCCGTCGTAGTCCTCGTAGACATGACCCATCCACCGAAACCGCACGCTGCCCGGCACGATGTAGTCGGTGGTGTAGGGGCACAGGTCCAGCACCACGGGCTCCGGTGTGAAATTCATCACATGGTGCTGCGCGCTGGTGAAGTCCTCGGCGTAGGTCACCGTCACCGTGCTGGCCGCCAGCAGTTCTTCGCTCACCGAGGTATCGCGGCGGTCACCGCCCTTGGACATGGTTGAGAAGCTGGGGTCGCTGCCATTGCCGCCCATCGTGGTTTCTTCAAAACTCAGGGCGTTTTCGTAGTCACTGTTGTAGCCCTCGGTCTTGCTGTCCAGCTGCACGAGCTTGATGTTGAGGAACTTGCCCGCGTAGTTGATGGTGCCGTCCGGGCCGAACGTGCCCCGGCCGTCATCCGTCAACAGGTGGCGCACTGTGTCCTGCGTCTTGCTGGTCTGGTAGCTGGACCGGCTGTGCGTTGACGATGAGCTGGCCGATGTCTTGGTGGTCTGCAAGACGATGCCTGCGGAAACTCCTGCCATGATTTTTCTCCTTTGTTTGTTCAGGCGCCCCAGCGCCGGTATTCCACGCCGCCGATGGACTTGACGCCCGCCGTGTACTCGGCATCCGTCCAGACCACGCCATCGACATCGGGCGGCACGTACTGATTGCCCGTGGGCGAGCTGGTGGCGCCGACCTCGATGTAGACGGACCCGCCGCTGGCGCGCGTGCCACCCTGGGCCATGTACTTGCCCGTGATCGAGCCATCGGACAGCGGCACGCGCGAGGTGATGACGGGCGCAGGCGCCGGGGGCACCTGGGGCAGGTAGCTGAACTTGCCGCTGCCGCCGTTCTTGGAGGCCGAGGTGCCGCCGGATGAGGCGCCGGAGCTGGCCGAGAGATTGCGCACGGTGATCCATCCCACGGACACGGTGCCGGGCGCAGGGATGGTGTCCAAGGTGATCGCACCGTAGCCGCCTGCGTCGAGGACGACCGTGACGTTCTTGCTCACCGTCACGGCATAGTCGTACTCAATGGCGAACTGCCCGCCTGCGTCGATCATGAATTGCGGGCGCAGCAGCAGCGCGGCCGAGGCGTAGTTGATCTCGCCCGTGGCGGCGCCCTGCAGGTCGCCCTGGCCGTTGTCCGTGGCCGTGCGCAGCACGCCGCCTGAGGTCCATTTGATGACCAGCGTGCCCGGCTTGATGCCCTGGTGCGGCAGACGCATGGCGTGCTCGGGCAGCCGCCAACCCGTGGCACTGGAGCGGTTCACGAAGGCCGAGGCCTCACCCCACTGGAAGATGATGGAGCTGCCCACGTCTGGCAGTGCGGGCAGCGTCACGGACACCGAGCCGTTCGCATAGTTGACGGTGCCCACGGCCGATCCCGTCAGCTCGCCCTGGCCGTTGTCGGATGCGGTGTACCAGACGCCCATCACCTGGAACGACACCACCAGGGTGTTCGGCGCCGGAAAAGGCTTGAGGATGGCCACCCAGCTGAAACTGCGGTTTTCCTGGCCAACCTTGATGCGGCGCGTGTGCGGCGCATTGGGCACGCGGATCTCGCGCGGCGAGGTAGCGAGCACCAGCTGCCGCACGCCGGCCGGGCGCTGGTCCAGCGCCGCAGTCTCGGTGCGTGAGTTGGGCACCAGCTGGGTGTAGATGCTGGCTACCCGCAGCATGCTCTCGCCCAGCTGCACAGCAGACGTCAGGGGCTGGGCGCCGTAGAAGCTGGCTGCATCGGCCACGGTAGTGTCCCGGATGCGGGTCTTCGTGTGGTCCATGCCATACGACCGGTTTGGCGGGGAGCCCGGGAAAGCGCTCCGCAGCCGGGGCGTGATTTCGCAGGTAGTGACACTGGCTGCGTAGTCGGTGTAGCCGCTGCTCGTCGAGTACGAAAACTGCAGGGTCTCGGTCTCGGCGCGCAGCACGCGCACGTACTGCAGCACCTGGCTGGCCAGCCCCTCGTTGTAGACGAGGATCAGCGTGCGGCCGATGGTCGGCGCCGGTGTGCCGGGCCGGTGGAAGATCTTGATTGAGGCTTGGCCCTGGACATGGTTTTCCAGCAGATAGCCGCCCCACTCCGTGCCCGGGATGAGGTAGGCCGCGATGGCCGCGGCGATCTCCGAGCGGCGCGCGAATACGTCGCACGGCGCGATGGTGATGGACACATTCGGATCGTTGGGCACGGCCGAGACAATGATGTTGGTGTCCATCAGCGGCTCGGTGGTGGGCGTTTGCACGGCCGCGTGCACCTGGCGGATGGACACGTCGCCGCCGGCCCTGTCGACCTCGGTGATGTCCTCGAAGACGCCATTGCTCTTGCCCCAGGCGATGACGTTGCCCGTAGGGCCGCCGCCGCCGTTGGCGTCATCTGTCATGACCTTGGATTCGAGCAGGCGGATATCGCCGTCTCTGACTGTCATATTTTCAACTCCTCAAACTGTGATGAGCCGCAACGTTGCGACATAGGGATTGGCGAGCGCGGGAAGCTCGGGCCTGCCGACGGGCCGGGCCGTGATGGGCTCGTCGCCGGAAAACTGCACGTCGAAGCTGCGGCCATCCGCCAGCCGCAGGCGGTAGACCTGGCCTGCGGCGCCAGCCATCTGCAGCAACATGAGCAAGGTGGCGCGGCGGATCCAGCCATGGGACTCATCCCCCTCCAGAGTGATCGGACGTCCCGCGGACTTGCCGGCTTCGTCCACGATCAGCGCCCCCGTGATGCTGCGCGCCGTACTGCGCGCCACGGCGGACCATGTGAATTCATCCGTCCAGGTCATCCCGCGGGGAATCTCAAGCGTTCCCAATAGGTGGTTCTTGGCTGTCATCGTCATATTCCGGAAAGGTTCTTGCTTCGCTCAAGCTCCGACAGCAGGCGTTCGATCGCCCGTTCGCCATCGGCGTCGGTCCTAACATTGCCCAGCGAGCTGCCGTTGATCCGCAGGTCGATGACCCGAGCTGCGGCCCCAACCGTGGACGTGTTGGTGGGAGACTCCAGCGGTGCCCTCTGCGCTTGGGCAACCTTGTCCCTCGCCTGCTGCAAAACAGCATCGGCGATAGCCCTGTTCACCTCGTTCGGATTCACGCCGCCCTGGATCCCGCCGAAAATGCCGGCGGGTTTGTCGTACTGCTGCTCGAACTGGTCCACGACGCGCAATGCGGCCGCGTCATCCAGCCCCTGGCCCTTGGCCATTTCGAGCACGGCCGTGCGTGAAAGAATGGTGATGCCCACTCGCTCGCCTGCGGTGTTCAGGCTGTGGCCTTCCTTGTCGATATTCCATTTCTTTCGGTACAGCTCCAGCTCTCGTTCCTTGAGCTCGTTGGCCTTTTCCTGCGCGGCGATCTCTCGCTCACGCTCGGCATTCAAGCGCTCCAGTGCAGTGCGCTGGTCGTTCACGGCACGGGTTACCTGATCGTTCGAGCCTTTCGTCTTGTCGGCAGCGTCTTTCAGGTCCCGAGTGCTTTTCCCGGTCTTGTCCACCTCGGACTTGAGGCCTTGCAAGGAGGCTTTGCCCTTGTCCAGGCCCGTATAGGCTTCATCCACCGCCTTGGCCGCCTGCTGCGCGCTCTGAGCGGACTCGGGAAGCGCCTTCTGGATCTTGTTGATTTCCTCCAGCTTCTCTGCAGCGGCCTGCAGGTTGCCCGCCTCCATCAGTTGCTGATATTCGGCACGCAACTGGCTGACGCTTTGTGACGCGGTGGCCGTCGCCGTAGCCGTACTCTCCAGCGCCACCTTGGTTTCCATGCTCTTTCGGCCGGTCTCCTCGATGGAAGCAGCCATCTGCCGGAAGGCGCGCTCCGATTCGCCGCTCGCCGTACTGGCCTCCTGGGAGCCTTGCACCAGGCCGGTGAATCCATTGCGCGCCGTCTGCGCGGCATCGGCCACCGCCTGCAGGGACTCGGCGGCCTTGTCGCGCATGGCCTGGGCCGAAGCCCCGAAGCCGCCCGCCATCACCTCGGCGTCTTGCGCGGCCTGCTTGAAGGACTGGGACAACTGGCCAAACGAGACCTTCGCGAGCTGCTCGTTAAGCCATGCAATCCCACTCGAGACACCGCTCGCGATTTCGGCGAAAACTGCACCCAGGTTATAGATGACGGTCATCACGCCATTGACGCCAGCGCTCATCGTGCCCCAGGCAATCTTCAGCACGTTGCCGGTGTTCGTGCCGTACTCCTGCACCCGCGTCAGGGCGTCCTTGGCCTGGTCCGCGAAGGCCTGCAGCTTCTCGCCCACGGCCTTGAAATCGATCGTGGAAATGAAGCCCTTGGCGAATTCCAGGCCGGAGCGGAAGGCCTCGGCAATCGATTCGCCGAAGCGCCCGATGGCGCCGTCAGCAACGGCAGTGCGGAAGCCCTCTGCCACCGCATCCACCGCCTCCTTGAGAACAGGCAGCACGGGCGTGCCCAGCGCGGTCTTGACACCCTCCCAGACATTTCCGAACCCCTTGACCGAGCCATTGAGGTTGTCCGACATGGTTGCTGCCATGTCGGCGGCACTGCCGGAAGCGTTGCCCAGCGTGGTGGAGAGAGCATTCAGTGAGCCCATGCCCTGGCTGAGCAGCCCGGACAGCACGGGACCGGCCTCCGTCCCCAGTGCCTTGATGGCCTGCGCACCTTCCGGGCCCTTGACGGCCAGTTGCTGCAATGCCTGCTCGAAATCGTCGGTGACAATGCCGGCCTCGCCCAGCTCCTTGCGGAACGCGCTGGCCGGATCCGCGAACTGGCCCAGGATGGTGTTGAACGCCGAGCCGGCCTTCCCCGCATCGGTCCCAGCCTGCGAAAACTGGCCGATCATGGCCACCGTGCTTTCCAGGCTCAGTCCCACGCGTCCGGCAGCAGGGCCCACCGTGCCCAGGGTCTCGGCCAGGCTGCCGATACTGGTGCCGGTGAGCACCGACCCTTTGGCCAGCACATCCGCCACGCGCCCTGCATCCTCGAATTGCAGGCCCATGCCCGAAACCGCCTTGGTCACGGCTTCGCTGGCGGCGGACAGTTCCATGCCGCCGGCCTGCGCGAGGCTCAGGACCGCCGGCAACGTGGCAATGCTCTCCTGGGCCGTCAACCCCGCCTGGGCCAGGCTTTCCAGCGCGCCGGCAGCCTGCACGCCCGAGTACTGCGTGGTGAGTCCGGCATCCGTGGCCGCCTTGGTCAGCGCGGCCATCTCCTCGGCCGAACTGCCGGTGGCGACCTGGACACGGTCCATCGCTGACTCGAAGGCTGCCGCACTGTCGACGGCACCCTGGAACGTCGTCACCGCCGAGGAGCCAAAGCCCTTGAACATCGATGCGCCCACCTCCTGGAGCTTGGAGGTCAGGCCGTCCAATGAGGCCATTCCCTTGCTCACCAACCCGCTCACTGCCGAGCCGGCTGCCGCTCCCAGCCCGGTGAAGGCCTGCGCGCCCTGGCTGGCCTTGGATGCCAACTCATCCAGGACTGCCTGCACGCCGTCAATCACGGTCTGGACGTTGCTGATCCCTTTGGCCGCCTTGTCGAAAGCGGATGTGGCCGCAGCGCCGAAACTCTTGAGCATCGATGCGCCCACCTCGGCCGCCTTGGCCTGAAGGCTGTCGAATGCCTTCACTGAGGCATCCTTGGCGCTGGTGAGCATGGAAATGATTTTCTCGACCATGATTCAGAGGTTTTTTGTAGGCATTTCTGGTTGGCCCTGCCGCCTGTCCAAGCGGCAGGGCGAACCACCCGGCGCGTGGCCAGGTGGGGAGGCTTACATCAAGGGATGGAGACCGGACGGCCGTCGCGGTAGATGGCCTGCGCGTTGGGGCCCTTGAGCACTTCCAGCGAGAACTGCATGCTCACGGGCTTGGTGTCCTCGGTGATCAGGGGCATCTCGCCCGTGGGCGTGAGCGCCACCAGCGGCATGTACCAGTCGCTGTCCAGGCCGGCAGCGCTGTCGGACACGATGCGGATCGCACAGGTCATGTCGGACTTGGCGCCCGTCATCACGGACTCGAACTGGCCGGCCACGGGCGTGTAGCCGAAGACCACCTTGCCGGCGGCGATCTGACCGCCTTCGATGATCTGGACACGGCCGGTCTCCAGGCTCAGGTTGTAGTCGCGGCCCGCGACGTAGCTGGTCTGACCGTCCTCGCTCTTGATGGACACGGTGGAGACGTTGCGCACGCCCAGCGGATTGGCAGGCGTCGCACCCAGCTGGTACTGGCGGCCGGGGACCACGGAGCGGATCTCGTTGTCCACGGGGGTGGCGTCCTGTGTCTTCAGCGCATGGGTACCGGACAGCCAGGAGGCCACGTTGCGCGCGCTGATGTTGTCGCAGGTCAGGGCGCCGGTACGGGTGACCTTGATGGGCCAGCTGCCGTCCTTCTCGGACATGCCCTCTTCGCTGCTGAAGTGCTCGGCCTTTTCTGCCGCGACGGTGAGGGTGAAGCCCGGGCAGTTGCCCATGGGAATCTCGCCCGTCAGTTGCTCGTTGGCGTCATAGAGGTCGATGTAGACGCGGCCTCGTGGAATCTGGTAGTCATTTTTCGGGTGTGCAATCGGCATGTCGCTGCTCCAATCAAAGGTAAGAAATCACGGCTGGCCGTCGAACAGGGCCGTGGTGGTGAATGCGACCTCGTACCCCACGAGGCCTGGGTCGGGGAAAACCGCCTCCTGGATGGAGACGAACTGGAAGGGGGTCCAGAAGCGGCCATCGACCGCTCCCGGCGACCAGTTGTGCAGTGCTTCGACCAGGGCTGCGAGTGCCTCGCCCAGCGTGGCAGCAGCTTGTGCGCCGCGCGGCACCACCAGGGCGGCAACCCAGGTCGGCTGCAACTGTGCCGAGGTCCTCATGGCGGTTGCCGCTGTGGCAGATGCCATGCGCACCTGCGCAGCAGGCACGGCCGAGCGATCGATGGACTCGCTGGCTCCGCTGACGCGCCAGCCCCTGAAAGCCGGCAGCGACCCGAGCCGTGCCGTCAAGACGGACTCGATCTGCAGCATCAGGCGTGCTCTCTGGTAGCGGCCATCACGCTGGGGACACAGCCGACTGCGGCATCCAGCGAGGCTGAGCTCAGGCCCGCAGTGTTGAAGGTGTTGTTTCGCGAGCTGGTGAACATGGAAAAAAGACCACCTGTATTCGTTGTTTCCGTTGCGCCCATACAGAGCGTGTTCAGGCAGTTTCTCTTTCCTCGCGTCTCATTTCCTGCCGACAAATGAGACTGTTTTCAAACACACGCCCGGCGCTGCAACGGTCGCCGTCCGCAGCGGTGCTGCACGGCTCAGCCCTCTACGGAAGGCGATGTCTCCGGACTGGAAATGCCGTTGCGTACCGAACCAGGCCGCTCACCCAGGATGCGGTACAGCTGGGCCCGCTGGAGTCCATATTTGGTCTGCAACTGCTGGCGGTTGACTCCGTTGAATTCACGGCGGATGGCTTCGTTGCGCTCCTTTTTGCTGGGCGCGGGCACGTAGATGGCAGCGCCGCGCGCGCCCATGCGCATGCCGCCATAGCGCTTTCTCAACCCGCGCAACATGGCCTGGGCGACGCACAAGGCCTGCGGACCGCTCAGGCCAAGCTCCTGTTCGGCAATCTCCAGCAGCTCGCACTCCAGCAACTGCGCCGCCGAATCCTCGGGCGGGCTGACGGATTCAATGGATGTCGTCATGGTGTGCAACGTCCCGGGTCGGCGATTCCTGCCACGGCCCCCGCGTCACTGCCTGGAGCCCACATCGCCGGACTCGCCCTTGTCCATGCCGGTGCGGTCCTGCGCGTCCACCCTCTGCCGCTGCGCATCGGCTTCGGTGCGTGGCACAGCGACGGCAGCGGGCAGGCCGTTGCCAGCAGGCTGCCCGCCCCGCCGCACCCAGTCGCGGGCAGGCAGGATGAAATCCTCGATGATCCTGGCATCGGACATCGCCATGGGCCTGATGGACGGCAGTTGAGCACGCAGCCGCGAGCGGACCGCCTCGACAGCCTTTCGAACGAACCCCGCCTGCGGCGACTGCTCGGCCATGGCCGCCAGCACATCCTGGGCGGCGGCACGCCGACCCTCCCGGCCCTCGGCCAGCCCGTGCTCCTGGACCTTCTCACGCACATCGCGCGGGCGCGCCGCGACGATCTGGTCGAGCACGGCATCCATCCCTTCGCCAAAGGCACCCTGAAGACCATGCTGGCCTAGCGCCTGCCGGTATACGACCCGTGCAACCTGGGCCGGCGTATGGCTTGCATTGGCAAGCAGCTGGAGCTGACCATCGGCATAGAAACCGCGCGGCACCTGCGTGCCGCCATCGGCCCCCGGTTCCCTGCCGGCATCACGCATTGCCTGCGCCAGGCGGGGCTCCTTCAGGTCGAACATGACGCGCACCTGAGGCCCCTTGGCCCATGAGGCACTGATGGCATCAGCCACCTCTTTCACCTTGCCCGTGGAGGCATCAGGCGCCGGGTTTGGACTCTTGTCTGCATCCTGGCGCGAAGCTGGCTGTGCCGCAGCAGGCGCTGTATGGGGTGCCGAGGCGCCATCGCCCGCCCCGACCTCCGCTGCAGCTGGCAACGCGGCGGGCAGTTGTCCATCCGGATGGGGCCGTTGCGCCGCAGCGGCGGGCGGCCCGGAGGAGTCCTGTGCACCAGAAGCCTCATCCGCAGTAGGCTCCCCACTCCGCCGCACACCCGGGGCAGGTTGCATGGATGCCTTCTCGCTGCCCGGCACCGGCGCGCTGTCTTCAGCGACAGGGGCGGCGGGCGCATTCTCGTCGCCCGGTGCACGGACCGTGGCATCCTCCACGGGCGCTGTGCGGTCAGCCGAGGCGTCCTTGCGTGCAGCCTGCACGGCTTTCCAGTCATCCTGAAGCAGTTCCCAGGCAGGTGTTCCCCTGCGCAGCCTGCCAATGTTCTCGCCGCGCTCGGACACGAACTGCAACCAATTGCGGGCCTGCACCGTAGCTGGATCGAAGGCCGGCGCATCGCCGCTAGCAAAAGCATCGGCCGGCACTTGCCGGTGCTGCCTGGCGCCTTGCGGCTTAGCCTCGCCACCGGCTCCACGGCCGGATTCCGCAGGCACTGGGCTGACGGCCTTGTCCGGTCTGGCAAGGCCTGCGGGGGCCTCCAGAGCAGACTGGCCTGCGTCCGCCAGCGCCGGTGGACCGGGCCTTGCAGACTCCGGGCCGGTGACGGGCAGCGCTGCATCGCCCTCACTGCCCGCCTTGCCTCCCCGGGCATGACCACGCCTGGCGGCGATGGCGGCGACGCCCGCAGGCGGCAGGCCGCTGACAGCGGCCTCCACCGCCGTGCGTCCGACATTGCGCGACAACGGCCGCCCATCGAAACCGCCAGCCTGGTGGTTTGTCGCGACCTGGGGCAGTACGTCATCCAACTGCTTGCCCAGCACCGCCGATGCCATCGCTCCGGTAGCGGCATATCCCCTGCCCGCCAGAGCACGCTCGATGCGGCGCTTGCCAGGCAGCAAGCCGGTCAAGCTGCCTATGGCAGCTGGCAACACCGACTTGCCGAGGGCGATCCGTACCGCCTCGTCCTCCGGGACGTTCTGCTTGCGCAGCGTGTCGCGGATCTCTTCGAAGGCTTTTCCACGGGCGCCCCCCGCATTCATAAGTGCCTCTGTAGCACCTGCCATGGTGGTGCCGGCTGTGGCCGCCAAGGCAGTGCTTCCTCCCGCGGCCAGCGTGGCGATCTGCCCCACCCTAGATGCACCAAGGCCCGGGAGCACACTGGGCAGATTCGTGAAGATGAAGCGCGCGATCAGTGCGGGGTCCGAGCTGTAGGCCCGCGCTGCCGCGATGGATTGATCGATGATCGAATCCTGGTCCGCCGCGCTGATCAGCTTTTCGGCTTCGGCCAGCTTGCGCTGCATCACGGGGCTTTGTGCCTTGCGCCAATGCTCGCCATTGCTGCGGAAAAAATCCGCGACACCGGATGAGGGCGAAAAGAGGTTGACAACGCTGCCCAAGGTTGCATTCACACCTTCAGCGCTTTGCACGCCGGCATCTGCGATCGCCTCACCCCAGCTGCGCTCCTGTGGCTGTGCAGGCGGCTGAGCAGGCACGGGCCGGTAGCGTGCGCCGGCACCGATGCCGGTCACATCCATCCCGTCCAGCAATTCGAATGCCTCTGGCTCGTAGGCCAGGCCGCCCGGCTGGTCCGGCCTTCCGTGCTTGTACTTCTTGCTGCTCATCTGATCCCCTTGTGGCAAGAAGCACAGACTGGCAGGCTTGGTACGGTGGACCAGGGGTGCTCCGACCGCCACCGGAGTTCGTGCCACCCGGAACGCCCAGGTCCGCGCAAAGGCTGGCCTACCAGATCTGGCCGCAGAATCAACAGGGACCTACCTGGAGGGTTCCAGCATCGGGCCGCCTGTACCGACACTGCGGCCGGGACGTAGGCTGCGCTCAAACTCGCTCTGGGAATACTGGTACAGATTCCTCGGATCATCTATGGACTTGAGCATGCCCAAGGCCTCTTCGCGGTCCCTCAGGGTGACAGCAGGCAAGGCTCGGCCATCCAGGTCAGCGCGCTTGATATGCAAGGCGCCGCCCTGCCCCGCTTCGATACTGGAAATCCTGATGCCGCTGGGAACATAGCCGTTGTAGAGATCGCGCAGCGGTGCATAGTCGCCCTCGGCCATGGCAGCGGCAGCCTTTGCAGCGGCATCCCGGCGCGACGGGGTATCCCGCTGGATCTTGATGTACGACTGCGCCATCGCATCCCTGGTGACCTGGTCCGCTTCCTTGAAGTATCCAGCCTGTGCCAGCGACGTGACACGGCGCTGGCTATGGGCCAAGTGGTCATCCACCGTCGCCTCGCGCGGTTGTCCGCTGTGATCGACCAGCGACGCCTGGAACCTCTGCCGCAGCTCTCCCTCGATACGGCCCAGACCGTCATCCAGTGGCCCTGGCCCTGCATCCCGTGCCCGGACACTGGCATCACGCTCCACCGGTTGCACTTGCCTGCGCACTGCCATGCTGCGTTCCGGGTCGTATCTGGACAGGACCTCGGCCACCGCCGTCGAGCGCAGCTGATCAATGCGTTCCTTGTTGGCTTCGGCGCTGCCATCGAACTGTTTTCCCATGAAGTTCGTGGTCAGGCCCTGCATGGCCATCGTCTTGGCGTCACCTGCCTCGTTGCTGGCGACGTAGGCATTCTTGGTCTGGTCGAAGTCGATCTTGTAGCCCTGCGCAGCCAGCCCCTCCAGCTCCTTGCCCTGCTCCTCCGTGTAGGCCTGGGACTCCGTGGGCTTTGCATTCACGGCATTGG